CTGTATGAGTATGGGCTGGCAATCCGCTTTCTCCTGCACTTAATAAATGTTCATCTTCTCCGCCAGTCTCTCCCATTGTGTCTATTGTTGTTGTAGCCGAACCATAGCCTATAATATTTCTTCCGTTGAGATTAGGTATATTAAAAGTCGTTGAACCATCTCCTACTCCATAAGTAGTTCCTATAACATCAAATAAAATAGAATAAAGAGAACGAGACACTGCTGAACCATCAGCTAGAAACCAACCTGTCGGAGCAGTTGAACTTGCATAAGCAGTTATAGAACCTGTTGGAGTTAAACCTCCATAAACACCTGATTGAGTAGTAGTTGCATTAAAATTATGAGTTCCAGTCCAAGTATAATCACCTGCTTCATCAATACTAGAAGTAGTCCAACTAGGTAAAGTTGCATCTCCTCCTGATGTTAAGAATTGTCCGTTAGTTCCAAATCCTATAACTTGTAATCCGTTAGCTCCATTTCCTATCATAATTTGTTTAGTAGTTGGCGATGTAGTGCCTGTACCGCCATATCCTACTGGAATAGCTGTGCCATTCCATATTCCTGTTGTAATCGTTCCTATGGTGTCTAAATTGGCTAAATCTGTTATCAAGGGAAGCGTTGTCGTGCTAATTTCTGTCTTATCGCTATTCAAATTAGCAAAATTAGTATTAATTACGCTTCTACTGGCTTTTAATGTATCAGAACCTGCTATTGTTGTTATAGTAGCTCCTAATAATTGTTCGCCACCAACTTCGTTTATTTCTCCAACAGGCATAAAATTATAAACACCAATAACAACTATAAAAGAAATTATTAGTGATAAACCTGCTCCTATTAAAATGTTAGTTTTTGCTTTCATTTGATATATTTAATGAATTTTTATCTTCGTTAGTTAATGGTCTTTTAGGTGCATCCCAAGTTCCTGTTCCTGCATCATCCCAACTGTAATCTGCTTCATCCCAAGTTAAACCACTCTCTTTGCTTGTATTAGAGATTGATAAACTATTTTTGCTTTCGTTTGAAATTGATAATGACATACTATCTAAAAGACACGCTTTCCATAGTCATAACTTTACGACTATCTCGTTCACGCTGTCCATAATGATTAATAAGCTCTTTAGTTTCCATTTCTATATCACGTTGTAATTGTGCTACTCTGTCTTTTTTATAAGACTTACAATAAGGTAACGCCGCCATCTTAGCTATTGTAACGTGCCAAGGGCTAGGAATACCTGGTTCTTTAGTTCCTGTTGTAACTTGTGCCGAAGTAAATAAGTCTGCTGTTCTTGTAAATTCAATTTTAATACCACTTGCTAAAGTAACATCGCTTGCTGTTGGTGCTGGATAAAGATTAATAGTATCACCTAATTTATCATATCTATAAGGTAACCCATCTGTTATTAACTCATCCTCTAAAGGATAACCTACTTGCGACTGGTCTATCGGATGTATTAAGTGCCAAGTAGTGCCATCAGCGTCTAATATCTTAATGTTCTTAATTTGTAAATATTTACTAGCAAAAGAATAAGAAGATTGACCTTCTACTAGAGTTCCTTTGCCAATAGGTAAATCTGTGTAATTAGTGTCATCATATTCCCAAGTGCCTGCTGCATTTATTATTTTTGATACAAGAGTTTCTAACGCTGAATTAACCCTGCGAAGCATAGTTGCCGCAGGATAGCTTGTCGAGTCAGCATCGCATAAATCCCTTGCTTCTTGTTCGAGGTCTGCTATTGTCATAGTTTTTATATATTAATTATCAATACATTTATAATCTTTGCAAACGTCTGGTCTATCTTTGTGTATTGAGCACATACCATCTTTAAGTTTGCTACAACGATTTTTAATTTTAATATAACTAATTCCTTTAATTGTTATGGCTTTTATATCGTGTAATTCTACCCACCTTTTAACATCATCACTTACGAAGTAGAAAGGTAGCATTATGTCTTTGCAACATTTACCACATTTTTTGCATTCCATATTTTAAAAAGTAAATTTTCCTATATGACCTGTTGGCTTAATAGTCGGGTCGCACCATACATCATAACCATTTTTAATAGCCTTATGACAAAAATAAGCGTCTTCACCTACTTTTACCATTCCAGTTTCGTGTATTTCCCAATCAAACCAAGGTCTAGGTAGTTTTAAAAATACATCTGTTTTTATTAATATTGTTCCACCTCCTACTTCTTCACATTTAAAAATCTCTTTAGGCAAATCTTCTTTCTCTAATTTAGAAAGTTTAGCGTCTCCCTTTTTCCATACCATATAACCACTTCCTATCTGTCTCGGGTGGTAATTAATAGCAATTATATCTTTGTCGTGTGCTAATAATCTTTTAAGCGAATCTTCAGGGAATATCATATCATCATCAATCATTAATAGGTGTGTGCATCCGTTCTGCAAAGCTTTAGCTGCTAAACAGTTTCTATTCTCTGCTATTGTGTAGCCTTCTGACACTACTTCAAAATGTAAATTTAAGTCTTTAGAGGCGTGTATCATTTTCATTAATGATAAAACCATTTGCTGTTCAAATCCTCTATTTGATAAAAGTCCTATACATATTCTCATATTATTTCCAAACCATATCGGATAAAGCGGTTTGGAGTGCTTATCCGATAGGAATAATAAATTATTATGCGACTGCGATATCAAAAACCGCTGTAATCAATCCTGTTGGAGTATTAATTCCGTAATCAACTCTAGAAATTACACCAATACCAGATTGTAGAGCAGGGTCTTCTGTCTGAACAATCTTACCGAAAGTTGTAGATAGAATACCTAATGTCATAATCTTTTTAACTCCACCGAATAAATGATTTGCTGTGTGAGAGTTAGATATATAGTGATCCATTCCCATAAAGTGATAACCAGATTTAATTCCATTCTTTAATGCTTTGTCAGCTAGAACGAAACCATTAGCTTGTGCAAATTCTTCAAGTTTTTCCATATCAGCTGCGCGCCATACAATAAACATACCATTTTGGTCTGCTAAATCTTGTGCGTTATTTTCTGCGACTTCTCTTTTAATTCCTCTAATAATATTATCAATATTATTAACTGCAACTGTAATGTTCCCAGCTGATCCACCAATGTCAGAATTATCAAAATCAGTCCAACCAGCGTGTCCTGCTAATACAGCAGTTTCTAATTGCTCGCTGATTGCTTTACCTTGTCTATCAGCAATTTCCATCTGACTTACTAAAGTCATTTGTGCTAAATCGGCTCTATCAATAAATGTAGGCACTGGTTTGTAAGTGTTGATATTCAACTGGTCATTAATTACAGTGAAATCTCCAAATCCATAAGCAGTTCCTCTAGTTCCTGTTTGAATAGGTGTTTCTGTACTCATATAAGGACTGTTAATCATATATGAGGTTGAGTAGATAACTTTGCAAATTTCTTTCCAATTTACAGGCTTATCTAACCTTGTTTGTAGCTGAGTTTCCCATTGCTGAGGATATACCCCGTTTATATTCGGGTCTGACCCAGCTATTGTATATGTATTTGCCATCTAAATTTTACATAACTATTTCGTAGCATACATACTTTGTTTTCTTTCTCTTTCTAGTGTCTTTTTTAAAACTTCTGCTCTATGCTCTTGTGGAACATCTTTAAAGTCTTTACCCATCCAATAATCCGTTGCCGTTTTATCAGATGTAGCAGAACGTTTAGAACCAGAAGGGATAGCGTTTTTAGCCTTAGTAGCTTCCTGTAGGTCTTTTAGGTCATTATTAAAGTGTTTATTCGTTAATAAATCATCTAAAGTCTTGCCTGCGTTAATATAATCATTAACGAGTGCTACTTCTTTTTCATTCTTTAAATCCACTCCTAAGGTTTGGTTGATGTATGCCTTTTGTCCATAGTCAAATTCTGTTTTATTAAGTTCTGGCTTTTCAGAGGTCTTAGTTTCTTTAGCTTCTTCTTTCTTTGCTTTGGCTTTTTCCATTTTGGTTTTAAGCCTTTTGTTTATCCCCTGTTGTTTAAGTGCCAGGTCTTTCCAATCAGTAGTGTCTTCTTCACCCTCTGCGACTACAGGGAGTTCCAATTCTTCTTCCTCTTGGATATCCTCATTTTTTTCTTCAGTCATAAATGATAATGATATGCTTTTTGCCGAAGCATAACGTGTTAATTTTTAATTATGCAGAGTAATAACTGCAAATCAATTTTAAGGATTGAGAACCTGTATATTAATCGCCTTCTGTATATTTTGTCATTAGCAATAAAACATCTGTATCATTTTTTCTGATAAATGTTAATTTAGCTAAGTCTAATCCGTCAATAACTAAATCATCGCCAGTAGCATCACCAAATTGAATGTCAACTCCAGTTCCTGCTGCAAATGTAATTGTAGTTGCTGCGGTTGTAGTAGCACTTCTGAACCAATAGCTTCTTTCATCTCCTACGTTTCCTATATTCATAAAGTCCATTGAGGTTGTCGCCATTGTAGTAAGCGTTGTGTCCAAGTTAGCAGTCCAATCAATAAATGTTTTCTCTAAATTAAATTGAAATGCCTGTAATGTAACAGTAGCCGCTACTGAGCTTGTTGCAAAATAGCTTCCTCCACTTTGAACTCCTGCGTGGAAATTCATATGTTGGTAAACGTCTGGGCTAGGCATAGCTCCTAGATTATCATTCATTACTTGCGTGTCTGGTTGGGTTGCTTCGTTGTAAACCTCTACATTTTCAATAACTCTATGGGCGTTTCCTACAAAAGCCATAGCTACTGTTCCAATAGCAAATAAAGCTACTAATGAGATTACTACGTAGAATACCCCATTATTTATTCTTTTTTTCATATTTTTTTT